TGACACAATCAAATTGACAAAGAGAAGTTCACCCCTAAGCCGTAAAAAATGGCCTAAAAGGGGAAGCTCACTTTTTCAAAATAACCAGAGGCCGTCTTAGGTCTCATTGATAGCAATTGAACAAAATGATATTTTTGTTCAATTGTACTATTATTACCTTATAGGAGGTGATTTTTTTATGCGTCCTCGTTTGGTTCGCTATTACGGCCCAGATTATGATAATTTGAAACATGGTCATGTCTATGAGGTTCATTGTCTCTACTCCCACGGCTTCATGCTCATTGATGATCACCATGAACAGGCGTATGTTTTCGCCGGAAATTGTGAGGTGCTATGAGTGCCTTGTTATCATCCTATTTACGCCGTCCGTATCGGCATTAAGGAAAACGGAAAAGCTGATTTAAAAATGCTTGGCTATACTCCGGATGACCGTGAAACTTATGTTGAATGGCACAATCACCGCTATCCTCGTTCCGCTCTCGTTCCACTGCCCTGTGGTCAGTGTATCGGATGCCGCATTGACTATTCAAGGCAATGGGCAAACCGTTGTTTGCTTGAACTTAAGTATCATGATTGCGCTTGGTTCTGCACGTTCACCTATGATGATGACCATGTCCCCCGTACCTATTACCCTGACCCTGAAACTGGTGAAGCTATCCCAGCTTTGACCTTAAAGAAGCGTGATTTCCAACTTTTGATGAAACGTATTCGGAAGAAATTCGAAAATGATAAAATTCGGTTCTTCATGTCAGGCGAGTATGGTTCGCAAACTTTTCGACCCCATTATCATGCCATCTTGTTTGGTTTGCACTTAGACGATCTACAGCCCTATAAGACCGTTAAAGAAGGAGGTGAATACTACACTTACTATAATAGTCCCTCGCTCCAAGAGTGTTGGCCTTATGGTTATGTAGTTGTTGGTGAAGTCACTTGGGAGTCTTGTGCTTACACTGCCCGTTACGTTATGAAAAAGCTGAAAGGAAAGGAAGCTAAGTTTTATGGAGACCACAATATTCAGCCTGAGTTTACTCTCATGTCAAGAAAGCCTGGAATTGCACGTCAGTATTTCGACGAAAACCCTCATTGCGTTGAAGAACAGTATATTAGCGTTTCTACGCCGAAAGGCGGGAAAAAGTTCCGTCCGCCGAGGTACTACGATAAACTCTTCGATGTCGAATGCCCCGAAAAATCCGCAGAGTTAAAAGCCCTTCGTGCTAAGCTGGCCCAACAGGCCCTGGAAGCTAAATTGTTTAATACGTCTCTTAATTCTTATGAGTTGCGAGACGTTGAGGAAGAGAAACAGTCCAATCGTTTAAAATCTTTAAGGAGGAATTTGTTATGAAAATGCCTAAGCGAAAAGACAAGCGTGTGTTTAACCGAACCGCCGCTAAGTCTAAGAAAATTAACATTGCACCGAAAATTTTTAGAGGAGGTATCCGCCTGTGATTACTGGTCTTTATGCTATCAAGGACGCTAAGTCTACGTTCATGCCTTGTACCGTCGATGTTAACGATGCAACGGCTATTCGTAATTTTGAGCATGCTGTTCGTCAGCAAGATTCTATTCTTGCTTCGCACCCGAATGATTTCGCCCTTTTCAAAGTTGGCGAATATGACAACGAATCCGGTCATGTTTCTCCCTTGATTCCTTTGTTGCATCTTTGTGATGCCGCCCAGTGTCTTGTAAAGGAGTGATTTCATGCAGTTTAAAACGCAGTATGATGCACGTGATCGTATTTTTTCTGACCCCGGTTCTCCTGAGCATATTACATATGCTGGTCATTACGATGAAAAAGGCCGTGTTGTTCTTGAAGAGTCCGGTCGTGAAAATATCTATGATTTTATCCAGTCTCATGCCGAAAGTTGTGATATCCACGTTCTCATGAAACGCTATCAGAACGGTGATGTTGCCGCTCTCTCTCAGAAGCAAGGTTTTTATGGTGACTTCCTCGACTTCCCCAAGACTTATGCTGAGGCCCTCAACCACATGAATGAAATGGAACGTCAATTTATGGCTTTGCCTGTGGAAACTCGTGAGAAGTTTGGTAATAGCTTTACGGAGTTTCTCGCCGCATCTGCTGAGCCTGATTTCCTTGACCGTCTAGGAATTAAGAAGGAAAGCGTTTCTGAGCCTGTCCCTGATATTCCTCAGGTTGAAACTAAGGAGGTTTCTAAAGAATGAACAGAAATACCGAATCTCATTTCAGTCTTGCTCCGCATGTAGATATTTCCCGTTCTCGTTTTGATCGCTCCGCTTCTCTCAAGACTTCGTTCAATGCCGGAGACGTTGTCCCTTTTTTCCTCGACGAAGTTCTTCCCGGCGATACGTTCTCCGTAGATACTTCCAAGGTTGTCCGTATGCAGACATTGCTTACCCCTATGATGGACAACGTTTATCTGGATACCTATTATTTCTTCGTCCCCAATCGTCTTGTCTGGGACCATTGGAAGGAGTTTTGTGGTGAGAATACGGAGAGCGCATGGATTCCGCAGACTGAATATACGATGCCCCAAATTACAAGTCCTGCTAGTACAGGATGGGACGTTGGAACTCTTGCTGACTATTTTGGTATCCCAACTGGCGTTCCTGGTCTCTCTGTGTCTGCTTTGCCCTTTAGAGCTTATGCTCTAATCATGAATGAGTGGTTCCGTGATCAGAATCTCCAAGACCCTCTTGTTGTGCCTACGGACGATAGTACCGTTGCAGGTGTGAACTCTGGCACGACTGTGACAGATGTCGCTAAAGGCGGTAAGCCTTTTGTGGCTTCTAAGTATCATGATTATTTTACTTCTGCCCTTCCTTCTCCGCAGAAAGGCCCGGATGTAACTATTCCTGTTGCACAGGCTGGTAGTTATCCGGTTGTCTCTCTTAATCAGTATGTTGATTCTAGTAAGTCTAATGCTTCTGTTGCTTGGCAAAAATTAGATGGATCGGGTTTTTCTTTGCTTGACGGTTTAGGTATTGCTGTTGGTCAAAAACCTCGTAGCGGTGGCTTTGATTCTAAGTATTTTTCCGGTTCTATGACTGTTTCGGAAGGTGCTAGCGCAGGTTGGGATATTGCTCCTGCTAACCTTTGGGCTGTTGCCGATGGTAATGCCGCTTCCGCTACTATTAACCAGTTGCGACTTGCTTTCCAGATTCAGAAATTTTATGAACAGCAGTCCCGTGGTGGTTCTCGTTATACTGAGGTTGTTCGTTCTTTCTTTGGCGTGACTTCTCCTGATGCTCGGTTACAGCGTCCTGAATATCTCGGCGGTAACCGTGTTCCCATCAATGTGAATCAGATTGTTCAGCAGTCTGGTACTGAATCTTCTGGTACTCCGCAAGGTACGGTTGTTGGTCAGTCTCTTACCACGGATAAACATTCCGACTTTACCAAGTCTTTCACGGAGCACGGTTTTATCATCGGCGTTATGGTTGCCCGGTATGATCACACTTATCAGCAGGGCTTAAATCGCCTTTGGTCTCGCAAGGACAAGTTTGATTACTATTGGCCCGTTTTTGCGAACATTGGTGAACAGGCTATTAAGAACAAGGAAATTTTTGCTCAAGGTAACGACAAGGACAATGAGGTTTTCGGTTACCAAGAAGCATGGGCTGAATACCGTTATAAGCCTAATATGGTTACAGGTGAAATGAGGTCTGCATATGCTCAAAGCCTTGATGTTTGGCACTTGGCTGATGATTACAAGCAGTTGCCTACTCTCTCCGACGCATGGATTAAAGAGGACAAATCTATCCTTGATCGTGTTTTGGCTGTGTCAAGTAGTGTATCTAATCAGTTTTTCGCAGATATCTACGTGAAGAACTATTGTACTCGTCCTATGCCCATGTATAGCGTCCCCGGCCTGATTGATCATCACTGATTTATAGAGGGGGCTTTTGCCCCCTCTTGTTTTTTCTGAAAGGAGTTGTTATAATGGCATTTGGTACTACTACTTCGGCTTATGAAATGGATGGTGTCGGAGTTGCTCCGGCTGTCAATAATGCCGCTGATCAGATTTCAAGTCTGAAAGGTATTGCACAAGCTAATAGTGCTTTTAATGCAGAACAGGCTAAGCTTCAGCGAGATTGGACTGAGAGTATGACTGCTAAGCAGATGCAGTTTAATTCTGCAGAGGCCGCTAAAAATCGATCTTGGCAAGAAATTATGTCCAATACTGCCCATCAGCGTGAAGTGCGTGATCTTATGGCCGCTGGCCTAAATCCTGTTCTTTCTGCTATGAATGGTAACGGCGCCGCTGTTGGTTCTGGTTCGACCGCTTCTGCGGCCCTTGGAAGCGGTTCTAAGGCTGATGCAGACACTTCCACGAGTGGAGCTATAGCTAACCTGCTTGGAAGCATCTTGAGCGCTCAGACGGCGCTACAGAGTGCAAATATAAACGCCCGTACACAGGAAGCCGTTGCAGACAAATACACCGCTATGGAACATATCGTTGCCCAGATCTCTGCCGCCGCTGGTATTAAACAAGCTGGCATTCATGCCGGTGCTACTAGAGATGCCGCCGCTATGAGTTCTTCTGCTACTCGGTATGCCGCAGGTCAAGCCGCTTTAGCTTCTATGTTCGGTTCTTCGGTCAATTCTGCCGCTACTCGGTATTCTGCCGATCAACATTTGTCCGGTACTAAGTATGGTGCGGATAAATCCGCTGGTGCTTCTATCTATGCTACTGATAAAAATTGGGATAAATCCGTTCACTTTGGTAATGGTTCTTTCCTTAACCAGCTTGCTGGTAACATTGGTTTGTCGCTTGAAAGTCTTTTAAAAATGATTGGAGGTTAAACATGGAAAGTATTATCATGGTTCTTGCGTTGTCCGTAGTCACGGCCGCTACTCTAAAAATCATAAAAGAAATTTTTTCTTAAAAAGCGGCGTCAGCCGCCAAAAGAGACCCACGGTTTAAACGCCGTGGGTCTCCGACTGTACGTCCATTTACATTAGGCGTACACTCAGCACAGTTAACTCTCTTGATGTTAACTGTGCTGAGTGACACCAAAGGTCACTTTGCGTGTCATAGTAGAAGTTGCTTGCACATGTCTAGAACGTATGCAGTATTTCAAGATAAAATGTTTAGTAGGAGACCCCCGTAGGATACAAGTTCTTAAAAAATAATAGATAATAAAGTCTAAAATTTAATGGTAAACTGAAATAGTACTACATTCTTGGTTTCGTGCACATTTGTGCATTTAGCCTAGAACTAGGCCGAAATCTTTAGTAAATAAGCAAATTGATATTTTTGTTCAATTAAGGGAAGGGCGAGCCAGGGAGGAGGGGTGACAGTTGTTTTGACAAAGTGAACGTCTCCCCCGTTTAGGCGCTTTGCCCTCTTTTTACGCTTGCCATACACGCACCGTCAGTATTTCTTGGGAAAATTCGCCTTTCCTAATTGCCAGAGATATTGGTCGATTTCCTTTACGGTATATGATTCCAATTTATAAAACCGTTGAAAATCATGCAATACTGCAATGTATCATATATTTAATCTTATTACAAGCCAAGACAATAGCCAAGACAAGACAAATCCATCATAGCCTCCATCGCCATATCCTCTAACTGGCTTTTCATTGCATCTATGAAGCTGTTCTCACCTTCTGCACGGTGCATGTCAATATCAAGCCATGACTCCCAGAAAAACCACCTGTAGTTGTCTGGATCTTTGTATTCTGCAACAAAATCGATCAGATCCTGAATGTCCTTCTTCGGCTCTTCTGTTTTTGCTTTCTCTTTCAGCTTCTGAAACTGAATTATCGTTGCCTTCTGATTGCACGTGCCGTAGAAATAGAAAATCATCAGCTGTCTTGCATTAAACATCTTTTTGTCCTCCTTATGATCCAAAAATAAACTTTAGGCACCACGGAATTGCGTTGCCTATGTATGTGAAAACCGCCCACCATAGCTGGCAGACGGTTCTCAAAATCGCATTGAATTGTACTTGTGTTAAGATTGAATGAAATCATTCACGCATGACCGTAGAATGTCTACTATCGTCAATGCTCTGACTGCCACAAACGGCAGTAATCCAGTCCGTTTTCATCATGCGTCCATAGCGATAAGTTCTTCTTCATCCTTCTGCTCCTTCCTTTGTTTTGGGTGATAATAGATGCCCTTTGCCTGATCCTCGGCACGTATGGCCTCCTTGGCTGCATCCATTTTTTCTTTCCGTGCCCGCTTATTTTTCCAGTAGTAAGTGGCCTGCCAGCCTGTTGACTTCCTGCGAAGATATGTCTTGTGCCGTTTCTCCCGAATTTTCTGCCGTTTCTCCATCAGCAGAATCTCCTCCGGCGTCGGCCCTTGCTCCGTGGCCGGTGCCTCGAACTTGCCAATGAAGTTGAAATAGAACTCAATGGTCTGCGGCGAATCAACGGAGCCTTTAATGTCACGCTCATTTGGTTTTCAAGGTACATGGAGGGCGTGTGACCCTCTCACCCCCCTACTACAACATTCAAGGCCCGAAAGCGAACTTATTTTTCGAAAAATTTGAAAAAATTTTTTATGGCCAAACCAAGGTGCAAAAAAACAGGGTGTCAAGCTGCCACCCTGTTCAGCATGTCGAAAAAGTCCGGCGGCCTTGAAAAGTTCCCCGTTCAGGTATATAATAGAATTTAACCTATAAAAGTCGAGACCGCACGGCCCGTCTGCCTCTCTCTCGGAAGAAGCGGAACAGGAGATCCCATGCCGTGCCGCGGCAGCCGCCGCAGAAAGAGAGAGACGCTATGCGTGTAGTGATTCAGGAGGATTACCGGAAGATGTGCAAGTGGGCGGCGGACTATATCGCCGCCAGGATCAAGGCGCACGGGGAGGACCGTCCCTTTGTCCTCGGACTGCCCACCGGATCTTCTCCCATCGGCGTTTATCAGGAGCTTGTCCGGCAGAACCGGGCGGGGGAGCTGTCCTTTGCCAACGTGGTCACGTTCAATATGGACGAGTATCTGGGCCTGCCCCAGGAGCATGACCAGAGCTACTGGTACTTCATGCACAACAACTTTTTCAACCATCTCACAGACATGAAGCCGGAAAACATCAACATTCTCAACGGCATGACGGACGATCCGGAGGGAGAGTGCGCCCGCTATGAAGCAAAGATCGCCTCCTACGGCGGCATCGACCTCTTTCTGGGCGGCATCGGCGTGGACGGCCATATCGCGTTCAATGAGCCGTATACCAGCCTCGCCTCCCGCACCGGCGTGCGGGATCTCACAACGGATACCCGCATCGTAAACAGCCGCTTCTTCGGCAACGATCCGGAAAAGGTCCCCGCTCAGGCCCTGTCTGTGGGCGTCGGCACGGTGACGGATTCCAAAGAGGTTTTGATCCTCATCAACGGGCACAATAAGGCCCGAGCACTGGCGGCGACGGTGGAGGGCGGCGTGAGCCAGAAGTGGACCTGCTCCGCCCTTCAGCTGCACAACGGCGCCATCATCGCCTGCGACGAGGCGGCCTGCGGCGAGCTGACCGTGGATACCTACAAGTATTTTCTGGATATCGAAAAGAATCAGCGGCTTTGAGGGCGGACCGTATCCGCCAGCCGCCGCTAAAAAACAACGGCAGAGGTCGTATGTCCTCTGCCGTTTCTTGTATAGTGCAATTCCTTTACACATCAGGCCATCAAAAGGGAAGGGAAGTCCA